TGGACCATAGAGCGGGTCACTCGTGAACGCCTTAAACCCGGGTAACCCGCCAAAGCGTTCGGCGTCCTGATTAAGGCTCTGTTGCACGAGCTCGTCGCGAAAGTAGGGCACTTCGAGCGGGGTTACGCCCACGGTCTTGGCGAGCTTGCGATCCGAGATCGCTTGCTGCGCGGTGTCCTGTCCGAGCGTGAGGTTAGTGTGCGACCGCAGTGTTGCGTCATTGAATTTGAAATAATCATCAGCCATCGGTGGGCTCTCCTCTTATCGGGACAAGATCAAATCGTTAGTGGGTGCGCTATCACCAGGGATATCGAAATCCTCCAGCGCGTCGTCTGAGTAAACTTGACTCTTCTTTCGTTGTTCACCCATCTTCTGGAGCGCGCGGGCTTGCCACCAAGGACGCGTTTCGATGTCCTGCGCCTTAGAGCGTCCACCCCTACCTGCGCCACGTTCGCGAACCGTACTGACGAACTTCGCGAGAATGAGCTGTGGGTTCTCGGCGTACTCGCGTTTTAGACGCTTCTTGCCAGAGCTATCCTTGGAGTAGATGAACTCGTTCAAGAAGTACTCGGGCAACACGCGCAAAAGCTCGTCAACCGCCGCGGGCGAAGCTCGCAACTGATCAGCCACACGGCCATTTTGGCCATCGAGCAGGAAGCTCTCTGCGGTGGCACGCGCAGCTGTATCGCTCGGATTGAGGTTACCGTCCACGACGGTCGCCATGGCCTTGAACACATTGGTGAGCGTGACGTCTTGGGTAATGTCGAAATTCGCGTCTTCGAGCACGTTGGGGCCACCTTTCCAAAAGCTCTCCTCATGGAGCGCGCGAATGGTGAGGCGTTGAAGCTTGATCGGATCGACCACTTCCCCCGGTTTGATCTCAGCATTCACCGTGCGCTTAACTGCGGTTTGGACGCGATTAAGCGTGACGTTGTACATGTTCTTGTGCTTCGAGTCGAGGAGCTCTGGGCGCGCCTTCTCGAGGTACGCATCGAGTTCGTTCTTGATACCGCTATCGATATCGAGGTGGAACTTACGCGCGTCACCGTTGGCGGACTCGACGCTTTGCCGACGGTCGAAAACCTGCTTCCACTGAGAGTCAGAGAGATCTGCACGCAGGGCGTAGAGGTCTGCCTCGGACATACGCGAGAGTTTCACTGGGTCTTGCATTAAGGTCGCGAAGAGCGTTTCATTGCCGTAGTTGTATTCGGTCGGATCAGTGAGGGCGCGCTTGTCTCGCTCCCACACTTTGTGCGCCCTCTGGACTTGGGTGGGCGACCATCCAGTGGTGTCGATCTGCTCGAAATTGTCGGGTATGTTCCCCGATTGAAGGCCCTTGAGCGCGTCCGTGACCCGTGCATCCGTGTCCGCGGCGATGAGCGCTTGCTGTACGCGCGTCTCGTCGATCACTTTCTTTGCCATCTTGATCTGTTCATCACGGGGCATGTCGGGGTGCATTTCGCGCACGTAGTTGAGCGCGTCCATCTCGGTGAACTGCTCAACCGCATTGCCGTAGTGAATCGCGCTCGCGATTTTCTTCACGTCCTCGTCTTTCGCGCCTTCGCCTAAGAGACTGCGCACCGCCACCGTGAGGTCACCGCCCGAGCCCTTGAGCGCGGGGTCGACCCAAGCGTTTAAGATGCGCGCCTTCTCTTGGCGCGTTTGCGCTTGGTCGTACTTCGCCTTGACGTCATCGGGCAGAACTGCGCCCGCTTCAAGCGCTGCGCGCCCAACCTGTGCGCCTACGGTGTAGCAGTCCTGCAAGCCCTCAAGCGCAGAGTTGACCACGACCTTTGTCTGCTGAGCACGCGCCGAGGCAAGGATGCGCTTGCGCGCATTGATGAGCACCTTCGGATCGAGCTGATACGCCTTGCCAACCTCGTTGAAAAACTTCTGCGCGCCCTTGACGTTGTCTTGGTTGATGAGGAGCGTTAAGACGTCCTGCAGGGCGCCAGAGACGACCTTTTTCTTTTCATAGTCAATGTGATCAGGACTCCACCCGTTTGTCTTGCCGAGCGAGTCAATGGCATCGTAGATGCCCTGAATATCGCGCTCACGCGACTCTGTGTCCCATCCCATCTTGGCAAGGTTGAGCGAGTGATTATTCACCGCGTTGCTGTAGACATCGTTCGAGTAGTCGTGGATCTGCTTGGACTCGTAGGTCAGGAACTCGTGCTCGTTTTTGATGCGTGTATCGTCAATGAACTTTTGCGCTAGCTCTTTCTGTGCGGCATTAAGTCCCTTGAAGTGCTTATCGATGCGCTCTTGCACGCCACGGTTACCTTCGGACGAGAATGCCTCCCCGCTCTCTGGTGTCGCTACCGCACGCCCTACGCGGTTCATAATGCCGTGTTCAGCGTTGTACTTGTAGTCGTTAAGATCTGCCACAAAGTCGTTGACCGCCGACTGTACGCGCAATTTGTTCGCTTCATCGACAATCTCGCGCATGTATGCAGGAACTGCGCTAATCGTCTGGTTAAGCGTATCGCTGATCGTGGTATCGACTTGAGGCTTGATCATGGTCGCCGTACCCACCGACACCACGCTCGGCGCGACCGAGATCACCGAGCCATTATTCGCCATCCTTGAACTCCTTATGCCATGTCTTATAGGTTTGCAAGAGCGCGCCCGGTACAGTAGCGAGCGCACTGCCGATCGGGCTAATGCTCGACGCGTACGAGCGCGTTGCGCTCGCTTGCATCGCGCTACCTAAGCCACGCGAGCGAATGCCCCACGCCTCACGGTAACCGTTGACGTATTGCTGATTCACGTCGATCTGCTTGATGATCTCGGTCGACGCGAGCACCTCCTTAGAATTGCCCACGCCGACCTTGACCCCGCTTGCTCCCATTCGCACGCGCTGTGTAGCCTTTAACTGTCCTGCTTGCTGTGTCTTTTGCGAAATGTACCAATTGCTCTGCTGAAGCGCCATGTGCGCCGAGAGCTCCGCCATCTGGCGGTTACGCTCTTCGATCTCGGCTTGGTACATGGCGACCTTCTTTCGCGACTTCGCTTGAAAGTACGCTCCAAACATCGAGGCGACCGCCGAGGCAATCGATGCACCCGCGCCGTAGGTCGCGAGTGTTGTGTTCTGTACTGGGGATTGCGCTGGTGGTTGCGAGGGTTGCACCACGGGCGCCGCCATCGAGACCGCGTCCACCCCATCGATCATGGGTTGCGCCATCGAGACGGCATCAACCGTGCCAACCAAAGGCGCGGCACCCGATATCGCGTCATCCCCGATCGAGTTGAAACTCCCTGTCGTGAGCGCCGCATTCTGAATAATTCCGTTAACCTGTGCCACGGTTACTCACCTCCCTCTATGTCAATATTGGCCGCTAGCCCGAGTACCGTAATCGGTAGGGGATCGGCTTGGCGCACACAGATCTGCCCGTCATCCGTCCACATCGCCTTGGGCTTGACGGCAAGCACCCCTGTCAGCTTATCGGGGGCAATACCCATCGGCTCGGTGGTGCGTTGCTTAGCCTCAACGAGATCATCGAACGTAGGCCCAACCCACACGCCCGATGACTCGTATAGGCGCAAAGAGACTTCTTTGACGTTCTTCTTAATCGCTTGCGCTGCGACCGTCCCTGTACGCGTCGTAATCGCCACAGGGAGCGTCTGCATGTCCGAGGTATAGGGCAACCCCACCTTGACCGTATACGCGCCCTCATCGAGCGTAATGCGCCCGTCAGTGACCACTTGTTGATTGAGCACTGCTCCATCAGCGAGGATCGAGACGCGTCGACCTTCGAGCCACGTAAGCCCTTTGACCTCTTTGGTGAGTGCGCCAGAGTACGTGCCCGCGCAGTCGACGAAAATGCCCTTGTCGCGCTCGCTCATACGCTCGATAAAGCGCACGACCTGCCCGCCAATCTCTCGGCGAATAACGGCGTAGAGGATGTCTTCGTTGCCCTCAGCGACCGTCGCAATCGACTCGAACGCGCCATCGGTGCGGTGCTCATGCCACGCGCCGATCTGCTGTTCTGGCACGTAAGTGAGCCCGAGCAAGGCGCCAGAGCTAGAGATGCACCAGAGGATAGGCTTAGGTGCCTTGACGAACGCCATCTCGCGAATGGTCTTGCCATCGAATAAGTGCGAGGCGCGAAGGCTAATGTCGCCCGTCACGTAGCCACCTGCATCGGCAGAGTAGGTGAACTCGCGAAGATGACCGCCTCGACCTGCGCAGTAGATCGTTGCTGTGTTGATGACGACGGGTTGAACGTGAGACGCGCCCACGGAAGACTGACGCCGTACCGAGATGGACTCAGGCGTGATCGCGTCGCTGTTCATCGTATCCGTGCGCCACTCGCTCGACGCAGTTAAGATGATGAGTCGAGAGAGCGGAATAAGGTGCAGGATTGGCGAGTTCTCTTGTGAGGCAAGCTGTGCGCTGATACGGTCGTCCGCTTGCGAGGGCATCGAGTAGGTCATGTTCGACTCTGTCCCCGTCTTGGTCATCCAGATGTGCTGTGGGTGCAGTGTCGTCGAGGCGAAGCACCGACGCTGTTCAAAGTATCCCGAGCACCGCGGATACTCACCGCGCCCAAGGGCTTCTGCAGTGAAGGTCGCGCCAGAACCCCCGTTGGCATACGCGACCGAAACCTTGGGGTTTGTGTAATTCGCCCCCGCACGGTCAACGACGACCGCCTTGATGTGACCATCTTCAACGATGGGGCGAAGCTCCGCACCCGTCCCATTGCCTCCAGAAACGGTCAGTCGGATTGTGTCCGACTTGAGCCCTACGGCGTAACGGTGTTGGAGCGCGCTGTGTCTAGTCCCCATCCAAGAAACCGTTTCAATGTACGGCTTGGTGTACCGTTCTCCTCGTTTGATGACGCGAAAACCCGCTACTGAAACAGTACTCGACTTCCACCCAGCCCAATCGCCCGCGTCCCCACCGTAGCTTATTGTTCCTTGATCACGAGAATAAGTTAAGATCGGCTCGACTTCCGCGCCCGACCCGCTGTTCGTTTCATCGACCACGCGTATGTATTTGCGAATCTCTTGAACCGTTGGGTACGCAGGGTACTTAATCTCGTCTGGCCTAGCATAGTCTTTACTAACCCTGTTCGACCAGCTCGGCACTCGGTCTCGATACTTGTCCTTGTAATCGAAAACTTTCTTAAAGGAAAATAAGTCCTTATCGCCTACAACCACTTCGCGCGCTAACGTAGCCCGCCCATCCCAGTGCTGGTCGTCAATGCCGTTGGTATAGCTTACGTACCCAGAACCACCGTTCGTTACGGTGACCTTGGAGATGCCACCTGCCGCCGCAAATACCTCATCAAAATAGGGCGGTGTCTTATCCAGTTCAGGCGCGATATTCTCGTCCGTAATGCTCAGTTCGGTCGTGTCGCCGATGTAGCCATAAAGCCCACCTTGCGCTTTATAGACGCGATAAAACTTCGCGCCTTCCACCGCGTTCCACGAGACCTTGACGACCGTCCCAGTTTGGTACAAGTTCGCCACCGCGCTCACAGGCGCAGAGGCTTCGCTCTCGAGTGTCTTGTCCGCATTGAGTGCTGTCACCTTGTAGTACCACGTGTACTTGTCCTTGTTCTTGTCCTCTTCCGCGGTCGAGGTGCGCTCTGCCTTGACGCCAGTTGGCGTCTTCAACTGAGGTAAGAAATTAATGTCGACCATGCGCCAGTCATAGACGCTATAGCGACGCAATTCTTTGGGTGGGTACTTCTGGTGCGTGATCGTCATCACGTCCGCACTCTGCACGAAATAAAGTTCGTTCAAGTCATCCGCGTCGTAAGGCGTCGCCACCTCATACGGCGCGCCATCGCGCATTAACGTGCGCCCTTCAGTGTGAAAGCGCACATAGTGATGGCCAAACTCAAGCACCATCGTCTGTGTGATCGAAAACAAAAACGCAACTAAGCGCGTGGGCTTGTCTTGGTACTTGGCGCGGTTGACATAGGTAAAGCCCGTGCGGTTCTCGACTGCGCCTTGCGGTAAGCAAATCATGTTCGAGCAAACGGCTAAACCCGTCTGGTACTTCGTATCATCGTAGCGCGCGAGCATGTTAGGCGAGATCACGCCACCCGCGAAAGAGCGTTGATTAATGCGTGCCATCGGGTGCTCCTTGACGCCAGCGATACCAAGCAGGCATGTAGTTCAAATCGCTCTTACGTTGCTGTACGAAGTCACGCGAGATCGCGGCACGTAGCGCCGTCTCGTAGCCCTGCGCCATCGCAGCGCCGATCTTGATGCTCGCCGTACCACTGATAATAGGCCCTGCTAATTGCGAAGCTAAGAGATACGCAAACGCCTCGATAAAGGTCGGCGTGAAGCCCTCCGTATCGTTGGTGTCGCGCGTGTAGCGGATCACCGCGTCGGGGCAATCGGTATAGATCACGTTCTGCCCGCGCGCATCGCGCTCGAGTAAAAACTGATGCGTGTTCTCGTGCCCTTTGTCGTGCACGGTAAAAATACTCACGATGTGGATCAATCGAGCAGGAGCCGCGTAAACGTAGGGCCATCCGTAGGACTCTTGATGGAGTGGAGCGAGCTTTTCGCGACGGATGAGGAAAGACCAGTTGTGCGCCTCGAAGATTTGACGACGGGCGAGGGGATAAAAACGGGCGCAGTGCTCTGACTGCGCCGACCCTTCAGGGGGATCAATGCTCGCCACTGTCGCGGAATCGCCTAGGCGCGCGAGCGCTAAATTGCAAATATCGACTGCCGATGCCATAGTGCCTCTTCGTGGTTAAGGGATGGCGGAGGAGTCGAAACCCCTCCGCGGTTTTACACGTTATTCAATCGGCAACTGAACTTTGTCGATATCGCTGAAGTTGTCCGTCAAGGCGGCGCTCAACGTACCTGCAGGCGTACCCGTGAGCTCGACCTTCAAGCGCACGTGACGCTTGTGGTACGGCAACATCGGAATCACGATCTGCTGAATACCGCCCTTGGTCTTCACAACGTCGATCGCGCCAAAGCTCTTGCCGTCGGCGGAGTCCTCAAGCGTCACCGTGATCTCGGTGGCGGAAAAATCGGGACTCATCCCAACGACTACCCAGAATTTACGAGCAATGAGCCCAATACGCGGATCTTCCTGGCCGAAGTCGATCGCTTTCGAGGTCATCGAAGCACTCGCCTGCTCACCAGAAAAGAACATCAAAGAAGAATCGATAATCATGTCTGATCTCCCCTATTAAACGTTAAGTTTTGTCGTGTACGTGCCGATCACTTCTTTCGCGAGGCGATGCACCGGCACGCCCGCATAAGTCTCAACACGACGACCCGCCACTTCATCAGGCGTCAGCACCAATCGAGGCGTCTGCAGAATCTGCAAACGCAAGGCTTCGGTGATGGACGACGGCAAGTACCAGGCGGCCTGCGCACCGAGCGTATCGGGAATGCGCTCCTGCGCACGAATCATCAAGGTTTGCAAGTCCACCGCCGCAACCGGGTCTTTCTTCAAGGCGGTCACGTTAACGTTGGCAATACGGATGACACGACGTGGATCTTCAATTGCCAGCCCCATATCCCACTGGTAGTCTGTGATAAACGCACGGAAACGACGTCCTTTGGCGTCATAAGCATCCTGCTCACCGCGATCCGTCGTCACAAGACCAGCAAGCCCCTGTTCGGGGTAGATCAAGTGGACGGTCGTCTTGTCCCAATCCACCAACCAAATATCCGTCAGCACATCTTTAGCCCCCACGGTTTTACCCGCAGAAGCATCAATGACTTGATCACACGCCTTTTTGTAGCGTGCGCCAAAGCCATCAAACTCTTTAAGGTCAGCGCCTTTGACGCCCTGAAAGATTCGACGTGCCATGCCCTGCGCAAAACCACGCGTAAATGCGGCTTCTTTATTCGCGCGCCATTTGGCGGAGTTGCCGTTACGCTTCATCATGTCGGCATCGATCACGGAATAAGCCGCGAACATGGCGGTTGAATCCACTACGATATTGGACTGCGATTTCACCGCTTCCACGCCTTCGTTATAGGCGCGGGCCTGAAGATCAGGGTATTCCGTGATGATTTCAGTCTTGTTCATCGAGCCGTCGTTGCATGCCAAAAGTGGGGCTTGGTCAAAGAGCGGCATTGCGTCGATGATGGAGTGAACGGTGTTAGGGTGCACACCATGCCCTGCATTAGCGGCTTCTAATTCCGCCAAGGTATAAAGCCCCGTAGTAGTCGGAGTGTATGCCATAAGATTTGTTCCTCAAATTAAGGGTTAAGCTTCGAGTTCGGGAACATCGATCGAGAATCATTGACGCCAAACGTCTGCTGATTGCCCTTCGGGAAAGAACCCTCACCCGTGAGTTTGCCGATGTTCCTGAATAAGCGAAGAACCTCTGGATGCGAGACTAAGCCAGACTGGTCGAGCAACTGGCGCAATGCGGGAGTGCAAAAGCGCTTGTCGTTGAACGCCTTATTGGCTAAGTGGCACGTTTCCTTGAAGTTCACGCCGCCCAGTTCAGGATCGGCTTTTGTCGCGCTGACCCCAGCCGCCAGTGCGCGAGTACGAAGGTTCTGCGTGTCCATCTTCATGAGTGGGCCTACTTCACGGTAGAGCGTCGCCATCGCCTCATTGCTGAGGTCGAGCTTGCGAGCGACTTCCATGAATCGAGCCACGCCAGGATTGTCCGCGTTGAATTCCTCCATACCCTCCACTTGCGGAAGGTCGTACTGTTCGGGCGCGCCGAGCGTGTTGCCTTGCTCTTCGCCTTCTTCGCCTTCGGTTGCCTCAGTGAGCAATGCCTCTGGGGCTTCTTCAGGTTCAGTCCGCGAAGCTTCAGCTTCGTCGCTACCTGCATCCTCGGTAAGCACTGCGTTCGAGGTACTTTCATTTCCCAGATTGTCAGCGTTGACCGTCTCTGCGGTTGGCGTTTCCGTGGTCGTAGGGTTGGCTGCGACGGGCGCTTCCCCCTGCGGTTGAGTTTCAAGCTGGTTGTTATTTGTGTTCACCGCTTTGCTCCTCTAACATAGTTGAATAAAATTCGTTGCACGATTGGCGCAGTTGCTCGACGAGCGCCACGCCAATGGCGCGTTTTCCTTCGTTGAACGCCATCGTGAGGGCGTTCGTGTTAAAGCTCGGCGCGTACACACCGCACGCTTTGAGAATCTGGTAGACGAAGCGCCTACCCTCCTCTGTGTGCATCACGTTGTACGTGTCCTGCTCCTTTCGTTTTTGATCCGCTTCTTGCAAGAGCGCAACTCGTTCGCGCTCCTTCATCTCCGCGAATACGTCTCGTTGTCCGTTCATTTAGTACCCCTGTAGGTTCTGGAGACCTTGCGCTTGTGCGGCGCCCGCCATCATGTCCTTGCCCGCCGAAGCCACCTGTTGGAGCTGAGCCATCTGGGCTTGCTGTGCAGCGGCTTCTTCGCGCTGTTCGCGAATCTTCTGGACGTCCTTCTCACTGCGCAAGTGCGAAGGATCAACGCCCAACATATCAGCGAACTTGCGCAAGTAGCTGTCCGTGTCCACCAAGTCCCCTGCATTACTCGTCGGCATCACCTGCTGCGCCATGCCGAGCGTGGAGAGGAAGGTCGAGTAGCCATTCAACGCGCTAGACTTCTGCGCCAAGGCAAGCACGCTGATGTAGTTCACAGAGATGCCCTGCTGTGCGATCGCTTCTGGCGCAGGTGGGATACGCCCCACCGCGTTGCAGTAGTCGAAGGTCGCCGTAATAAGCGGCCCCAGCAATTCGTTGTGCAGACGTTCGAGCACAGGGCCGAGCATCATCATTTTTTCCTGTTGCATCTGCTGAACTTCAAACGCCGTGCGCTCGTTGCCCGCCGTCGAGCCCGCAATCATCAGGAACAAGTCCTTATAGAAGAGCGAGTCGAGCGTGCGCTGATTGCGCTGTAAGACACTGTCCAAGTACTGCAGATTGATCGGTACGTTCACCGCGGACTGCACGGTCTCGCCCTTGACGAGCCCAGAGCCCATGATCACACCCCCCGGTCGAAGATCGTTCTCGCGCCCTTCAAACCCTTGTGGGATAACAAGTGGCGGGCGAGACTGGTATCCGATACCGAAGGACATATCGACCTTCTGCCCGCTAAGCTCTTTGACCAGTGGGAGCGCGCGCATGCCTACGCTCGTCCCGTAGACGTTGCCACCGCGCGTCACCCATCGCGGGCAAAGCGCGGGAAAGTGCGTGAAGCCCTCAACACGCAAGGGCTTGTCTTCCGTCACGCCGTCCACATAATGCACAGAGCGCCACGGCATATTCTCTTGGTCGACCTTGTCGGGATCGCGCTCAAGCCGGGGCTCAACTGCTTGGACGACCGTGAAGAGGCGTTGATGATGGTTGGCGTCGTAGGCATCGCGCACGACCTGCGGCACCTCGTTTCGCCCAAACTCTTGAATCAACTGCTTGGCCGTCATCGTGTACGTGCGAAAGAGCGTATCAACTCGTCCTTCGTCGTCTTCAGCGAGCCAGTACTCGCCCACAGTGAGCGTGTCCGCGCGCACCACTGTCTTCTCGCTAGGCAAGACGACCGTGCAGGACGTCCCGAAAACGGCAAGCTCGAAGTACGCTTTGTGGAGTGCTTCGTAAATATTCGAGCCTGCAAACACCATGAGCAGAGCCTCGGTCACGTCCGAGAGCCACGCCTTCACCTCGTACTGCTCATCGAGCTCGGGCGACATCGTGGTCAATCTGAACCAAGGGCGCGCGGGCGAAGTCATCCCCCCGAGCATCCCTGCCGCAAGCGTTTCTGCTGCGCTCGTGGCGGTCGAGTCAACGATCTTCTCCCATCGGCTCTTGTCGTGTGCGGAGCTTACCTGTGGTGTGGTGAACATATCCACGCGCCCACAGTCTGGCGCGATATAGTCGCGCAGATCGCGCCACTCAGGCTCGAGCCCTGCGCGTCGTTGCTTCGCGCTCTCGAAGCGCTGACGCAACTCAGCTAAGTCGACGCGTTCCATGAATTAACCCCCGAGCAAGTTCGACCCACCACCCAACTTCGTTGGGTCAAGCTGGACGCCGTTCGCGCCAGTGAGACTGGTCGAGGTTGCGCCGAGCGAAGGATCAGACATAATCGCGCCCACGTCCGCCGTCTTGCGGTTGGCGCGATTGAGATCCTGCTCTTGCTGTTGCTGTGCGAGCTTTTGCTGTTCAGCTTGTCGGCGCGCCGCCGATGAAGCCTGCTTGCCCTGCTTGTTCTGCTGGTACGCGTTGTACCCTGCTGCTGCGACCGAGGCCGCCAAAGCGCCCACTACACCTGCTACACAAGACATTAGAATTTCTCCTCTTGTAAGAGTTCATCAGTAAGCTCTCGACGAACCTCGCCAAGAGTTTTCGCGTCCGTGCGGTACGTCATGACCAGCACGGTAGGGCTGTGGGTCAAGAACGCAGTCTTGCGACCGACCTCCCCAGAAAACACGGCGTAACCGATAACGGGGACAGCTTTGCCCCCAAGCGTTACGTCACAATCACCGACCACGGTCAGCGTCGTCGGCACTTTGAGCTCGCACCCCATCACCACTTGATCCGCAGGGATCGAGGCAACGCGTACGTACATGCCCGCATAGAGCAACTCCTTGATCTCAGCCCGCGTCTGGGGCATCGTATCGATCAACTCGTGCAATGCGCGAAGGCTAGCCCTCTCTTCGTCCGTGTTCACAGGTAAGTGCGACGCACCGCGCGCCGTTAAGTCGTTCATAAGTCAACCCCATAAATCGAGCCAGTGTGTCGGGCCACGTAAGAGAGAAACTTCTCCGCGCGACTGCCGACCATCGCTGTTGCTGATAGCCTACGAGCGCCGTAGGAGCTCGCTATCGCTTTCGCGCAGTTCCATAGACCAATCCCCGCACCCGTACCCTTGCGTGCGTCAGAACGCACGTAAAAGCTTTCTACGACCGCTGTCGGAACACCTGCGAAGTGCGGTAGGTTTTGCTTGAGCACGGCCACGAACCCTATGGGCTTATTGTCTCGCCATGCGACGACGACACTAATCGCGCCCAATTCTTCTAGTGCTTCGTAATACTCTTTGTCGGGCTCTGTGTCGTGGAAGACGGCGTCGCTAGCCTCTTGTCTGTAGTCGTTCAGCATCTCGATGCACTGCTTCTCTGCGAAGAATTCGCGCGCGGTCGTCTCTTTGAAAGTCAGCATCACCATCTCCTTGTCGGTTGCGTGTCGGGGTTTGCATAGCGATACCCGCTCATTGGATTGAGCGAGCGATAAGGACGGGCGCGCTTACGCGCCTCGGGAGATAGAATGCGTCGCGCAAAGGTGAGCGCAATCGCATCCGCTTCGTCAGGTGAGCGACCTATGCGGGCCTTGATGTCGTCTTTCGCTTCGAGCTGAAGCTGACCCGAGGGCGTATAGCGGTACTCTGGCGCGGTGAGCTCTTCGAGTAGGTCGGCGTCCTTCGGTAACGACGCGGTCTTGAGCCAGTCGCGCGCGCCGCCCCACATCTCCACGCGCTTGTTGTAGTAGGTCATTGGATCGTCTGCCTTGCCCCCGAAGTTCACGCCAAAGACAAGATCGCCAAAGCCATTGCGGTTGAGGAAGTCAATGGGCGACGCGCCCACGCCACCCGCGTCCACGTTGACGTAGACCTCGCCCATGTGGAGCTCTTCGTAGCAGTGGTTGACGAGCGCTGCGACTTGCTGATAAATCTCGAACCCATCGAGCCCGTGGAATCGCTTGCGAATCGGAATCGTCTTGCCAACGCGCACCACGATCACCGTATCGTCATCGCCAAAGCGCGCCACGTCCACGCCCATAATCGCTTGCGTATCGAGGCGCGGATCGTATGGCAGATCGTCACGCGACATCGCCTCTTCAACGAGACCTGTCGGAATGAACTGCGTGCTCGAGACGTTCGGGAACTCGCCCTTGACGCGTACGCGGAAGAAGTCCGAGTCCTCGCCGTACTCTTTCTCCCATCGTGCGATCGTCTCTTTGTTCGTGATCTGGCATTCACGAGAGTCGACGCGGTGCGTAGAGAAGAGCGAGGAGTCTTTCTTGAAGCAGTCGTAGAAACGACCAGAGTTACGCGTAGGGTTGCCAAAGGCAAAGAGGAACGGCTCACCGTCCGTGAGCCCACCTTCTGCGACCTCCCAAATCTCGTTGGGAATCGAAGAGGCTTCGTCAAAAATGTAGAAAGAGGAGGAATTCGCGGCGTGCTGACCTGCGAAGCTTTCGGCGTCTTCTTTGCGACAGGTCTGACCCGTGACGAACCAGTCTTCAGGCGCGAACTTGCACGTCATCTTCAGGTTGCCCTTGTTCGTGTTGATCGTGAACCAGTTCGCGTTGATACTGCGCTTGACCCACGCGGTGACGCTCGCCCACGTCTTCGAGGCGAGCTGATTAGCGGTGTTCGCCGTCACAGTTCCGTGGCAATTCGCACGCGTACTCATGATCCAGTGCACGAGCCAAGCCGTCATCGCAGACTTGCCAATCCCGTGGCCAGATGCAACCGCCATGCGCGTAGCGGGCACAGCGTTGACGCCGTCGAATCGATTTTCGCGACACCTGCGGCCGAGCTCATCTAGGAACTCGCACGCCCACAAGTCTGGACCATACTCACAGCGGGGAAAACGGGAACGGTATTTTGGAGGTAGTCGGACGAGCTGAAGACCTGAGTCAGAGTCCCAAGGGTACACCGCCATCACGAACCCTAGCGGATCGTTACGGAATTGCGCGATGAAGCGCGCCATGGCAATGTCGGGATCTTCTGTGTTGGTCATGCCCTTTGTAGAAAAGTTGCGATGCGCCCCTGTTAGACCTTTATCTCACCACCCCTTTGAGAACACATGCCTGTGGCGCATCGCTTTGGTCGAATCGAAAAGGTCGTCTCGCGCTCATCACTGGAGACTAACCAACGTGAGCGCGAGACTCCCTCAGGACTTCTGAACCCCGTGCCCTTTCGCGGCCCCTCGCTCGCGTGGCTAAACCGGGGAATCTCTTGAATTCGGTACAAGGATCGCCCAACTCGACTTAGGTAAGGAAGATAAACCTAAGCCGAGTTGAGGATGCCATTAAAAGAGGACGCTTATGTCGGTAAAGGATGTTAAGAACCGTTTTTAGCGTCATAGTGAAGTTTACACCATTTCTTCGTATAGGTGTACATGGAGGCATAGTAAATGCGTTTAAACGCTTAAAAAGTACATCCAATCAAGTCTCGTTATTTTCTGAGTCGTCGTTTTCGATGCTGAGACCCTCAACTCGGGCGTATGCTGCGGAGAGCATTTTCGCGGCCTCGGCGTTCGTGTTAATCGTGAGCGAGTCCTTGTAGAGCGCAACGTGACGCGCCAGCATATCCACGCTACGCACTGCGTTCTTTGGGTCGAGCATCCCGACCACGGAAGACCCATCGGGCGACTCCGCGCCCGTCTTCACTTTCTGCGACGAGGTCTCGAACACGTCCAGAATCATCCCGAGCACGCGATTTGCATCTAAGTGCACGGGTTTGAGCTGCGCAGTGCGTAATTCCTCGATACGCTCGCGTACCTTGGGATTGTTAAGAACTTGCGACGCCTGACAACGAGCATTTTTCTCGCTGTAACCTGCGAGCTTGGCGGCCTTCTCTGCATTGAGTTCTTTGACGTAGTACTGCGCGAAAAGTTCTTGTCGCGCGTTCAACTTTTGCGATGCCTTCGCAATGGCTTTTTTAACCGTTTTCTTTTGGGTCATCTTTCACCTCCCTAATTTCAAATGGAATCTGTATACGCGCGCGTCCAACGACAATGGCGCGAACGGTACTCGATGGCGCGTCAAACTTCTCTGCGATCTCTTTGGCCGTCATCCCAGCTTCATGAAGTTCGCGCATAAGTTCCACCTCGTGATCGGTGTACCGAGCGTTGGCGTGGCTCTCGCCGATCCGTAGCCCTTTCTCGTTTAGCAATAGTCTCATCGAAAGTATCCCGGATATAGAAATCGCACTCTCTCGATCGCGCGATCCAGTACCGCCATGCGCTCGATGCCGTTGCGGTCTTTTGCCACCAAGACTGCGTTACGCAGTATCTCTTGGGCGAAATAGGGCAACACGTTGTGCTCCCAAGTCTTCTGCTCCACTTTCTTGTCGTCGTTCTCCATGAACACCTCCTCAATTTACGTTAAAGAATCGCAGTCATCGGTCATTTCTCCAGTTATGAGCGTTTCTGAGAAAAGAAATGCACAGCCGTTTTTCCCTACTCTCCCAGTTAATTTGCGAAGTTTTTCCGAGAGTATGAGCGTTAACGCGCGCGAAAAAAAGTCTTTTTATATATGCGTTCTATACGTCTACCGTCTTCTCTATATCTCTTTATATTTATTTTCTTTAATGTATAGTTATAAAAAAGTAATGCTCATAACGCTCACCCCTTAGCTACTCGCATACAGCCACAACGATTCGGGAGGGGTGAGCGTTACCGTGAAGTAATGCTCACTAATGCACACTAACGCTCATAAATCAACTGCTTTTCTCTTGCCCTGAGACATCGGTAAAACCATCACCCGTGAGATCAACCGCCTTTAGGCGAATACCTTGAAACCCACGAGGTCCATCAGGGCGGCCATTCGCGTGCACTACAGGTTTGAAGCCCTTGCTCGTCAGCATGCGCCCGAGCTTACGCGCGCTATTAATAAAGCCAGTCTCGCCACGATCGAAAGAGAACCGCTGCCACGAGGCGTAAAGCTCTTTTGTCGATACGCGGAACCCTTCTCCAAACTCGCAACATGCCTCTAACCACTCACCCGAGACGTCCATCTCTGCGCGGTACTCTTCACGCGCTGCAAGCACTTTCTGTGGTGGGTTAAGCCCTTCACGCTTGTAGACCTGCACGTGCTTCAACGCCCAGATCAAGATGCCTGGGAGCTCTTTGCGGAGCTTCTCAATGCGGTCTGGGTCTTTGCTCTTACCCTCGAACGTCGCCTCAAAAGGAATCGGGATAATACGCCGCCAGATCGCGTAGTCTTGACCCTTAATAATCGGTCTGTGGTTGGTCGGCATGAAGATCACCCACGTGGGCGAGAACTGGAGCGAAGCTCTCATGTATAGCCCGCGGGCGACGATTGGTTCGCCACCCGTCATGGCTTTGATCAAGCCTTCTTGGAGGACGCTGTCTTCGTTCATCTCTTGCGCGTAGATGAATCGGCGACCTTGGAATCGCAAGAGCGCTTCGTTTGGCCCACCGCTACTGCTCGCGCCCTTGTTCGCCATGAACACATCCGCAGAAGTCACGAGCCCATACTCGCCCATCAGCTCGCGCACGATGTTCATGACCGTACTCTTACCGTTGGCGCCACCCCCGTATGGGATGATCACCGCGTCTTCTTTCGGGTTACCAAGGAGCGCGTACCCAATCACGCGCCCAAAGAACGCCACGAGTTCCTTGTCACCACAGAACACATCATTGAGCGTCTCTTCCCACAGCGGACACTTCGCATCCGGGTCGTATTCAACACGGCTAAAGCGCGTGATGTTCATCTCGGCAACGGGTGGCATGACCTCGCCCGTTTCAAGGTTGATCACGGCATTGGCGCACGCGAAGAGGTTTTCGCCTGCGTCAAGCTCGTCGCTCATGCGTGCGACCGTTGGCTCGTGCGAGAGCAACTTCACCATGTTGTTGACCATCTTTTCCGTCTGGCTTGCCTTCGCGAACTTCTTCTCTTCGGCGTTACTTGCTTCATCGATCGATGCGGAGTAGTCCTTCACGGCTTCGGTAGCGTAGCGCTGAACCGTCTTTAAGCTCACTCGGGACCAGTGAGTGCAGCGCCACTCGAACCACTCGTCGCGGTCGCACACATACATCAAGTGGCGGTAGTACTTATCGAGCATGCGGTTCGCGTTACCGAACTCAGTGAGCGGGTAGGGCTCGAACTTCATCGGTGGCGTCATCTTCACGATGTCGATGTAGCGCCAGTTGTCCACCCCTGTAAGCATGATGAGCTTGGCCCACGCATGATGCGTGAGGTCAGCACGTAATTCAGGGATGTTGATATCCGCACGCTCGAGAATAGCCTTCACTTCTGAAACTGAGGTGGAGAGCTTGATCGCCTCGATCTTGTACTTAGCATCTTCGGTTTCGCGCTCGCGACGCGCCTTATCGCGGCTTGCGTTCGCAAGCTTAATGACGCTGCGCATCGTGCCAGACCTGTTCGCGAAAATGGAAGCAACAGTCGTTGACTCCCAAGGCTTGTGCGGCACCATCAAAGATGGCTTTGCAGTTAGCAATGAGGTTGTCTTCATCGCGGTAACGGTTGATAGGAGGCGTGCAGATAAGCTGAAGGTTGACAGTCCCACCACGCTTGGAGGAGGTCGCGCCTTCATCGAGTTTAGGACTAACAGCAGTAATGCCTTGAGCCTTCATGGTTTCAAGGGTTGTGTGGTAGCTACGCAGTCTCGTGAGTTTGAAGAGCCGAGCTTTTTTCAATATTGGCAGTCGCGAGTTAGGCGAGAGCCCTTTGGGAGGCCAGTCAAATTCGACCGCAAGTGTTTTCTTAGCCATTGGTTTATAACTCCTCATAAATCAGCGTGGATAAATGGCCGCGTCTGCCTCCCTCATCATCTCGTCGTGCTCTTTTTGGCTAAAGGCATTCATAGCTTCTGAAGCGGCGATTTCACCGTAATGGATCAGCTCACGCGTTAAGTCCTTTTCCTCTTTGGTCAGGGTGTGTCCAGTATTCGTTTTTTCGGCATTAATTTCGTTAGTAAGAAGCTCTAAATCCAACAAGACACACTCAAAGTCAGTCGATTCAATTAAGCTCTCACAGAGTGACTCTTTATCAAGCACATTTGCGCCAAACTCAGTTTTCTCTCTGAGGAAGGCTAAGGGCTTCTGGTACTCATCGATTAAACCGACGTACTGGTCATAAAGTTCAAATGCGGATTCATAACGACACATGTTTATTCCCTTTCAAACAATCATCAAAATCACCACACCATCGAGAAAGTGGTTTATAGCTTCATAGAGCGCTTCATTTTCGTTTTGGTATAAGTTCTCACGAAACTTATTTAAATGCGCCTATCGTCTTCTAAACCCCTCCTAGAGGGTATTGAAGCTTCAGGGTAAGATTCATTTTTCAGAATCTGCTTTTTCGGAACGCTGTTTGATTCCCCACCCCTCGAGGTATCCCCTCATAAAAGCCTCTTGGTTTTTTGCGTTATAGCTGTTGAAATAGTTGGCAAGCGCGTGGCGTGCTACACCTGTTTTCCCGAGATCGTATCCACGGCGGTAAGCGTTTTTTTGGTCTTCCGGCCATTCTGGTTTCATCGTCATTTCGTTTCATCCTCCTCAAAAATACCCAAATCACTACACCATCGAGAAGACGGTTTAGAGCTTCATAGACGTGTCTCTAAACCTTCCTCGATAGAATTCACCAACTCGGCTTCAAAAACGATTGTGCGAACTCTCAACTATGTTCTCGCGTGTATGGCGAGTTAGATGAAGAGTTCTTCCCACGGGATGGCATCCGCACGCTTGGTACCACGATGATCATCCCAGGTGAAGGCGAGAGGGTAGAAAAGGGTTTGTGCGCGACTTTCCAAAGCACCGCCGAAGTACTCAGAAAGCCCCTTAATCCCTAAGTTTGTGATTAAAATAGTGGGGTAACCTTTTCTTGCCCGCTCGTCTAAAAGCTCGAGCAGCTGGTTACGCTCAAAGTCGCTACCTGTCGTTCTGCCGATTTCATCAACCAAGAGTAATGGGCAGTTCGATAGGTGCGCATTCAACGCGTTAGGGTCAAGGTTCGCTGCTGGACGGTAGAGGTTGAACAACGTCAACGCAGTAACGCAAAACGGATCGAAGCCCTGCGTCTTCACCTCATTCACGATCGCGCTGGCTAAGTGCGACTTACCTGTGCCAAAGCGTCCAACCATGAGAAGGCCCAACTTTCGGTCTTCGGGCTTTTTTTCGATCATGCGCCGCTTAAAGGTGGTGGCGAAGCGTTGGGCGATCAAAAGGGCTTTTGCCTGTTCCTTGATGCCGCCGACCTTGTAGTTGGCGAAGGTCTTACCCTCTTCGTATGGGCTAGGCAACGGACGGTTTAAGAACTCGATTAAACGCTTAGAGTTGGCACGAAAACGAACCATTGCGGCCAGTTCGACTTCTTTTTTTGCCCTTTCCTTTTCTTCGCGGATCTTTGCGCATTCAGGGCATTCAGCCGTAGAAACGTCCGAACCGTTCTTAACCCAAACCTTTTGTTCGCCGTGCTGAGGGCAAACAAGGGTTTCGATGTGTTGGGTTGCCAGTCGTTCTTTACGCTCCGCGATCTGACCTTTGATAATGTTGATCTGAATTGCACGAACAGCAGGCAAGGCCGAAAAAAATCCGTCAGCGTCAATGCCTAAAGCGTGCGCCTCTTCAACTAACTCTTCCAAATTCTGAGAAGTCATAGCTATCGTTCCCGCAGTCTGGCCCGTATTGGTTGCTGTGGTTGCTGCTGTTGTCATACTTTCCCTCCAGGGTTTTCAAAAAGTTCGCGGCTTTGATAAGCCAGTCAAAATCAGCTCTCCAGTCCGTCTTCCTTCCCGTCAAGAAGTCCGAACTCTTCACGCGCTCAAAGAACGCTTTGAAGTGGGCAATACCTGCGTCCTGAGTGGTGATGCCTAAGCGTGTGGTCTCTTCGATCCATCGCGCTCTAAGGGCTTTCTTGCGCCCATCGCTCATGCGAGTGATGGCGGGTAGTTCGGGTAAGCTCTCGTTAAAGAGTCCCTTAATCCGTTCGTAGGGACAGGGCAATCTGTCGGTCGAGTCAGAATTAAACTCGGAGGAGGGCTTATTTTCTTTAGTAATTTCTTTTTCTTTATTGGTTAATGGTTTATGGTTAATGGTTAGCATTCCATTTGCATATGCACTTGCATTTCCATTTGCATATGCACTTGCATTTCCATTTGCATATGCACTTGCATTTCCATTTGCATATGCACTTGCATTTACATTTGCATCCGAACTTATTTCAGATGTTGCGCGCTTTTCCTTGTCCTGCTTACTCCATCGAGCATCCGCCGCTTTTTTTCTCTTATCGATATTTGCATGAGCTCTCGCTATTTCTTCCTCACAACGCTTATGCACATAAGAATCGCCTTTAAGTTCGAAAAATTGAGATAAAACGTATTGCATTGCATTTTGCTCATCTGGTGCATATGCACGTGCAATGCGTGTGCATTCCATTTGCATAATCGGGCGCTCTTCTTTGTAGTAACGCATGAGTAAATCGAAATACACGCCTCGCTCAGTTGGCGTTAACAACGCGGTATCAGAGATCCAGTCTCCAATGTGCCATTGGATGTAGTTCATACCTTTTCCTCTCGCTCAGTCCTAAATGACTTGGAGTGAATTACTTAGCCCTTAGACTTCACGAAAGCGATGACGTCGTCACGTTTGAAGACTGGGTTAGCTCTAAATTTCTCGCTTAAGTACAAAACGTACTGCCGTGGGATGCCGTGCTTTTTCCAATAAGAAACCGCTGGAAGGGTGAGATCAAAGATTTCTGCAATGTGCTTCGTGCCACCTAAGCTATTGATGAGAAAGCGCGAGATGGGGGGCGAAAGTTTGTTATTCATGATAAACCCTATTGAATCAAAATGAACCTATTGAGGTAAGTATACTTAACTTAAGTGTTCTTGTAAAGTGTCAGCGATTCTCTTATCATGGTTAAGGCTATTTAACCTATAGGTGACGTCATGACTACTTTTACCGACCGCATTCAAACGGCGTTCAAACATGCTCAAGACCTAAATCCGCAGATAACTAAGAAAGGACTCGCTGAGGCTTGCAATGTTTCAAAGAGCGCTGTTTCTGCTTGGTTTTCTGGTCAAAGCAAAAGCATTACTCCACAAAATGCAGAAACGGCAGCCAAGTACCTGAATGTTTCTGAACGCTGGCTCGTTAACGGCGCGGGAGAAATGATCCGTACCAACGTGGTTGTCTTTGACGATGAAGAACCAGACTCAGATGAATATGTTGCTATTCCTGAATATAGAATTAGCTTGCAAGCAGGGGACGGGGTGCAGGAGGACTCTTTGAGTATTGAAGAAATTGAGGACTCGACGCTCACATATTACAAGCGGGATTTCTTCATTAAGCGCCACTTAAATCCTGAGTGTTGTAAGCGCTTTAGAGTTCGCGGATCTTCCATGGAGCCCTTACTTTGGGACGGAGATTCCATTCTTGTAGACTGCTCTCCACAAGACATTCTCGATGGGAAAATTTATGCGTTCGCTCTTCAAGGTAGATTGCGTGTCAAATACATCTATACCATGCTAAAAGGCGGGTATTTGATCAAATCAGCTAATACTGACTACCCCGATGAAGTCCTCGGGGATGATGAACTCAATACCTTCCATTTGATTGGTCGAGTGCGTGATCGCTCAGGCGACAGCATCTTCTAACCCCATCTTATCTACTTCACTTTAATGAGAGTCCTCCTAATTTAGGTGGGCTCTCTTTTCATTTGATGTAAATCAAAGGTTAAGTATATTTAACTGTGATTTACTCATTCCGCACTTCATCATACTTAACTTTGGTGTTCTCTTGATGTACACTTTGAATCAAGTAAAGTTCTTCTTTGAGAATTTTTACTTGATTTTAGTGGAGAAGTTTTCATACATCTCTACAGTTCAAGAGAACTAAAAGTTAGCGCAGTACGGGTGAAAACTCAATGTTAGCTAGCTAGACCGCGAAGACCTACACACGGCAGTGTAGCGAGTGCGAGTGAGGCTCTACGACCTGAGGGAGCTAATCCTAGGAAGTCTTTATAAGACCGTGCTAAGGGTTGAATGGGTGCGATAACGGCACAAAAAGCCATTCAATAGTCTGATGTCTAGGGTGAAAGGGTCAATTTAAGCCCTTGGGTAACGCTGAGGGCTTATGTGGATTCTTTCCATTGTGATCATCTTATATACCTGATTGCGGTTCGTGAGAAAGAATGAGAGAAGCACCAGAAGTGATCGATAGGGACGGGCGTCTGATCACCCTTTACAAAACGTGACGATATCCATACAATGACAGCACAAATTTATGAGGCCAAAATCATGACCACACAAGACATGGAAAAAAATGGGTTTAGATTGCACTATCAATACTCAACCCCTCCGTCTCTTGACGACCTTGCTCTGTCGTTAAGCAGTTTCTCAAAGCTGTACATGGAATATTGCAAGGCTGATCCCAACATTGGAAAGCAAGAAATCGTAGTCAGTGATGTCTCAAAGGGAAGCATCATCATTGACCTTGAAGTGGTGTCAATAGCTGCTCTTCCAATTATTGCAAACCTCAATACGGTTGCTGATTTTCTCAATCATATGAAGGCATCGATCGATTGGATTCTGAGGAACGCGAAAAAACCAAACAATATTGGGATAAAGGAGCTTGAAGAGTTTTCAAAAACTCTTACTCCGATCGCAAACGATTCTGGTTCAAGTTGGACGATTGGCACATTGAACAACAGTCCCATCACGGTCATCAACCTCAACAGCCGTGATGCCAATATTTTGCAGAACCAAATTCGCGGGAAAATTGACGAGCTCAAACAAGACACTCAAAGCTCTGACTTGTACACCGCAGTCATCATGTACTTTAAAGCTGTGGATAGTGTATCCAAAGACAAAGCCTATATTCCTGAGATTTATGATCGACCCGTTTCAGTGACTTACTCATCGGATACGATCAAACAGGAAATTCTATCTCTTCCTGTTTTCAAAAAAAACTTCTTGGTCAATGTGTTGGTCAAAAAATTTAAAGGTATTCCCCGTTTTTACCACATCCTTGATCTTCTTGGCACGGATGATAAGCAAGAGGGAGATGATAGTGATGAGCCTCAACCTCAGTTAGTAAACTGAGTTTGAGCAACAATAACCACGAGCTATAGCCCTGAGCGTCTAACGACATCGGGGCTTTGCTTTACAAGGCGGTTGATTATGGGTAACGTGGACAAGACGTGGTCGAGCTTGGCGTTGGACTATCCTGAACGCATACAAAAAAGCCGTGGTAATGAACCACGGCTACCCTGTGGCCGGCGATCTTAGAGATCGCTTAAACGTTAATTCGGGAACACAGGTATACGGCACTTTCGCCCGCAACTAAAAAATAACACGGTGGGAGATGTGTAGTCAAACTTAAGTTAGCATTTGTAGTAACTAGATCATCTTTACAAGGCGGTAGGCACACAGTCTTTTATAGGTCGTCTTCAAGAAAGAAAGCATCTATCAACTGTTGACGTGTCGACTTGTCCCTATACGTTCTAACGTTAATAGTGACACTGATTGGCTTTTTGTTCAAAAAGGACTCAAACAGGACTTTGTGCGCTCTAGCGTCGTAAGCCTCATCGTCGAGACGTAGGGTGTCCATCACCGCATTAAAACGGTACTTTTCCCCTGTTTTCGTCTTGATTTCGACCGTGTAGATTCGATCTTCATCATCGGAACGAATAATGCCGGTAACGAGTACGTTATCTAACACAGAATCCTTCGATTCGCTAGGATTCCGCTTGGAAGACTGGATTTGTTTGATGTCTTCTTCCTTGTACTCTTTCTTCCCGATCGTAATGTGCGATGCGTGAGTTGCCCCCTTTACAAGCTGTTCTTGAGCCTCTCGTGTACTCTTCACCGCGGTTTCTAAAAGAGCAATGGTTTTGTCATGCTTATTGAGACTTTCTTGAAGAGAGTCTAGTGCCTTTTTTTGAAGTTCCTGACTTTCATGACGCTCTTCTTGGGCAATACGATCTAGTTCGACCTGCCGAAGGTTGTTAGAAATGTTAGGGACAACAATGCTAACAACAATACCAGCGGTAAAAATCCCCGCTAAAGCTATGATGCATGCTTTTTTGTCTTTCGAGTCCATATTTTTGAGTGCCTTCATTAAAGCAAGAATGATTTGTGCAAATATTCCTTCAAGGGTGCTACTCCCCTGTGAAACACTAAACCAAACATTGAGAGATTCTTTCTCAAGGTCTGTAAGGTTCTTTATGTTTTCACTTCCATACTGCGCCATGGCATAGATGCGATAAATCGCATCCTGATACGCACTCAAACTCTTGAGTAGGGGACCTGGAATGGTTGCCTTGTACCTGTCCCCTTCAATGTGGATTTTAACAGTAAAAAGGCTATCGCCTAGTTCTACGGTTTCCCAGTCAGGAGACTGTGAGTTAAGGAATGTGACGACTTGTTCAAAGGTTTCTAGTTTCATAAACAATCTCTGCGCGCGGAAGACCGCTATTGGTTATGCACGGATTCTAACCAACAACTGTCGCCTCGCGCTACTCAAAACAATACCTATTGACAATGCTATCTAGTATCAGTACACTAGCAGTGCCGTATGAAAAAGATACGGTCGGGTTTAGCATCCCGGCAGATGGCGATCAGTCGCTCCCTACTCTGTGGAGCATTTTTATTTCCTGATCATAAAGGGTCTTAAACCGTTTAAGACCCTTGCAATACTCCGTTTATGGCGGGGCTTGCGTGCTCCTTAATGGAGACCGCGACCATTCTGGCGGTATGCTAACTCGCAATGCCCCTGCCACCATCATTAGCAGATGGTTCAGGGTTTCAAGCCATTCAGAATGGAGTCATTGTAATGACTAATCTATCTACTTTCGAGTTCACTAAGAGTAAAACGGTTCGTGTCCTACCTAAAAATGGAGAGCCGTGGTTCGTCGCTAAAGATTTAGCCACTTGCCTAGACTACTCAAAATCCTCCATCACTCAAGTTACAAACTTATTCGCCATCGTTCCCAAACAATGGAAACATATTGAAGAGGTTTCAACTTCTGGTGGGAAACAAAAACTTTTGCTAATTAGTGAACAAGGCATGTATTTCTTCGTATGCCGTTCAGACAAACCTAAAGCCTTACCATTCCAGATGTGGTTAGCTGGTGAAGTTCTCCCCTCGATCCGCAAGACTGGAAGCTACACAATGCCGTCTGACACCATCGACGTCACGCAGCAGTACTTAGTACGCACCGCCGTCAGTCGACTGGCTAAGAACAGTTCTTTGGCTTATCAGCGTGTCTACCACGAGCTATACGAGCGGTTTAAAGTACCGCGCTACCAAGAACTCAAGAAGGCTGACTTCATCAACGTGATGAAGTTCTTACAGGCGTCTGACTTGTTAGGGGGGATGGATGAACCAGTAACGCCACCGCCTCAAGATGGTGGGGCGGTTTTGAGCAAAGACGAAATGAAGCTTATCCAAAACGCGGTTTATTTGAGAAGCTACCTCTTTAAGCCAATTGAGGAGGCGTTCTATCACTTCTTAGTGTCTGCAAAGTCTCCACTAGCACCAAGAGCATGGGAGTGCTTCAATGACCTCAATTTCCAGTTGCTAGAGCATGTTTTAGACAAGCATGGCTACTCTGTGAAGAATATGCCACAGTACAAGCGCTTAGCGCTTAACCGTTAATTTTTATGAAGCCCTGCCTAGTGCGGGGCTTTTCTTTTAGGAGGATCAAAAATGATTGATTTCCTCTACACCCTATTTGCTGGAAGACACCTTCCAGACGAAACAAAGCGCGAGCAACTGACCTTCCTTGTCGGTATCGCGCTTTTCTTTTTGCTAGTCCTAACGCTCTGCTACCTCAAAGCTAATTACGGCGTTGAGTTAGCTCATTGGATCGAGGCGAACTATCCCTCCCCCCTTCATTAAAAAGGTCGCAAAAATGAAATTTTTCTCATCTACTCGAATTAACGCGAACGATGACCGCGTTAAGTGGTTATCGATCCGTAAGCACGGTTTAGGCGGTTCTGACATTGCCGCCGTCCTCGGACTTAGCAAGTTTAAGTCGCCCGTTGATGTATGGGCGGATAAGACTACCGATGACGTGCCGACCGATGATGTTCCAAGTGAGGCTGCTTACTGGGGGATCGTCCAAGAGGATATCGTGGCTAAAGAGTTCCAACGCCGTACGGGCTTAAAAGTACAACGCGTGAATTACCTTCTGCGCAGTGGCGATGACGGTTGGCAAATCGCCAATATCGACCGCGCAATCATTAACCCTGAGATCTCTGGCACGGTTCGCGTTGTGGGCGAAGGTCAAGCTAACGCCCTAGGTCGTTGCCTAACGACTAACTGGGGTCTCGAATGCAAAACCGCGAACGCTTACTACGCGGATCAATGGGGGGCTTCTCAGTTGGGCGAAATCAAGGCAGGTAAGATCACGAGCGAACACAAGATCCCGATCTATTACGAAACCCAAGTGCAGTGGTACATGGCTGTAACGGGGCTTGAGGCTTTCGCGGTCGCGGTATTGATCGGCGGTAACGACTTCCGTGTGTACTGGGTCGAGCGCGATGACGAACTTATTGAAGGGCTTACCGCAAGGTGCCGCGCTTTCTGGGTTGACCACGTGTTGGCTAAGGTGCCGCCCGAAGTAACGGTCGCCGAAGACGTTAAGAAGCTATTCCCGAACGATAACGGCGATATGCGAGAGGCTACGAACGATGAGTCCGCGTACATCAATCAGATTGCGGTACTCAATCAGCAGATCAAAGAGTTAGAGGGCAAGAAGGGCGAATATCAAGATTTGCTCATTACATCGATCAAGGACGCCCAAGGCTTAACGGTTAACGGCGAAAAGGTTTGTACGTACAAGACGCAAGAAAGCACACGCTTCTCTTCAACGGACTTTAAGAAAGCCCACCCAGATATGTACAAGCAGTTCGCCAAAACCTCAACAACACGCGTTTTGCGCATTTCCTAATTACCTAAAATAAAGGAGTTTCTACTATGGCTAATACAAGTCAAGACCTAAAGAACGCCCTCGCAGTTGGTGGCGGTTCTCAAGTTGGCGCAGTTGCCCACGTTAGCGAAAAGAAGACGCTCGAAGATCTTCTTAAGGGGGCGCAATTCCAAGCTCAAATGGCTATGGCTATGCCGAAGACGCTCACGCCCGACCGCTTAACCCGAGTTGTTCTTAGTGAGTGCATTAAGAACCCCGAGCTTTATAAATGCTCGAAGCCGAGTTTCTTCGGCGCAGTACTTAACGCTGCCTCGTTGGGATTAGAGCCTGGAGGGGCGTTGGGGCATTGCCACCTTGTACCGTACAAAAGCAAGGGGCAAACGCTTTGCCAATTAATCATCGGATACCGTGGCATGATCGCCTTAGCTAGACGTTCGGGCGAAATCATCAGCCTTCAAGCTTACGCCGTCCATCAGAAAGATCACTTCGACTGGGGCTTGGGCTTAAACCCGTACATCGAGCATAAGCCGACCAAAGAAACCGATACGGGGCCGCTCGTTTACGTTTACGCCGTGGCTAAGTTAAAAGGTGGTGGTGTGCAGTTCGAAGTGCTATCCGCAACCGAAATTAACCGAATTCGCCTTCAGTCGAAAGGTGGGGATTCTAAATTCAGTCCTTGGGTTACGCACTTCGAAGAAATGGCGAAGAAAAGCGCAGTACGCCGATTATTTAAGTACCTGCCTGTGAGCATTGAAGTAGCTCGTGCCATCGAGTCCGAAGAGAAGACCGAGCGCGACGAGCCTACAACCCCTCACGATGTGGCTACGGCGGTTTTCGCCGACACGGGGCGCGATATTGAGGATATTAACCCCGTACCTGCTGGGCAGATCACGCACGAAGATCAAGCAACGCCTAACGCGGAAACGGTAGACGATACCGCCGAGCCTGAACCACCTCACACGTGGTCGGCTGACGATCCGTATATGCCAGATCCTGAGATTGCTTAACTATCACGGCGGCCTTGGTGCCGCCTTTCTTTTTTAGGGTACAAAATGGAAATGATAGATGAACGGGTCTATACGATCTTCGAGCAAGTTATGCCTTCGGAGTATTTCGATGGTCAGTATTAAAAATCCCTACAAGCAGATCAATAGCACGCACGACTGGGACGGGGTATCTCACACATACCCCAACCCCTACGAAGGGCGATTGCTTCCCGAGCTTAAGAAGGTCAAGCCCTCTTTCTGGCGCCGTCTTCTGGCTCGAATCAAACACTTCTTTTTAAGGTTAGATTAGTGGTTGGTAAAGGGGCTTAACCCGTTTAAACCCCTTGCAATACTCCGTTTATGGCGGGGCTTTTCAGTTTATTTAACCTTTCGGTCTTCGGACTGTAATCTCTTCACCTACCTGCCATGGTAGTAATTCTGCCCCTTCGGTCATCGCGACTGAGGGGGCTTCTTTTTTATAGGAATTTCAAAAATGGCTTCTATGCTGAAAGCTGCATTAATCGGTTTCCTCGCAGGAAACCCAGAGAAAATCGAATACAACGATGGGACTTCTGCTTGTTCATTTACCGTTGCTGTCAATAAAAAAGAACGCAACAAGGACGGCGAATGGATCGATAACGTGGTCTGGGTGAATGTCAAGGCATGGGGGAGAAACGCTGAAAATTTAATGAAATTCGCGACCAAAGGTACGCAAATTTACATTGAAGGCACGCCATACGCTTCAGCTTACATGAGTAAAAAATCGGCTGGTGTTGCGGTAGCTCAGTTTAACGTCAACCTCAGCTGCTTTACTTTGCTTGGTAGTCGTCCTAAAGGTGACTCAAGCAACGTTACTTCACAGAAGCGTACCACCGATGCTCCTAAAGGTGGGGCGACGATGGACGAAGATGTTCCGTTCTAACAACATAAAGTCCAGAAAGGGTTACGAATGCCTGTATCTAAAAAACGCCGAAACAAGCCCTATAAGCCGAAAGGGGTCGCCGACCTAACTTTCCAAGCTCGGGTAACGGCGCAACTTAAACAAAGTATGTTGTTGCTCGAAACGGTTTCTTTAATGAAGCTCAAGTTTGGCAAGTTGGATAAAGGAGAGATCCTCGCACTTCATAACCTCTTCAACGCGTGCCAGTTCATGTTCGCTAGACGTAGGGCTTTAGATGAGTACAAGGGCTGGCCGCTTAACGATTACTACGAGCAAATCCAAAAGGCTAATAAAGCGGTTCTAGACGCTTATGTAGCGAAGGAATCGGGCGTAACGACCGCCTATGTCTTTAGAGGGTGTGATATCGATCTCGTACTCGATAGCGTTCAGGCTTGTTGCGACTTCTTAAAGATCGAGGTCGAAAAAGCCCCGATATTGCTTACCTACGATTATTTCGGTGGGATGCTTATTCGCTTGGGCTACGACAAGACGATAACGAAGTGCAACCAGTACGAGCGTTATTTAAGTCAAGACGTCATCGCCAAAGTGTTCGAGAAAGCCAAGCAGGTTTGCCTTATGCCGACTAAGCAACGACAAGCGTTTATGCGCAAATGGGGAATAGTTGAGATTAACTAATGAGGGAAAGGTAAAAAGACAATGTATCAGAATCTACAAGGCCATGGGAAATCGACCAAGAAGAAGGTCGAAATCAACGTTGAAAAAATGTTTAGCACGCGCTTAGATCGCCTTAACGAGGACTTAGGCACGGTAATTTACCACGCGAATAAGGCACGTAAATCGATCGATAAGATTAACGCCTTGCGAAAAAACGGACGTAACACCGAAGCTTCGCTTACTGAAAGCGAAGTTAAAAAGAGTTTGGCAGCGCTTCTCCGTGCAGTCGAAAAATTGCCTAACGATGTGGTCAAGGCGACCAAGCGTTTCGAGAGTAATGGCTTCAATTAATGGAGGGTTCTATGGCTAAAGTCGATATGCGAGGCGTTCGCCAACGGCTTATTGGCGAGGGTATCCATAAAGAGGACGTGGGCGAGTGGCTAGAACGTGAGGAAATCATCAAGTATCTCAACACATCTAATTCGGCATTCTATCGGCGAATACAAAAGGGCATCTTGCCACGTGCCACATGGTATAAAAGCCGTAAGTGTTGGAACACCGTACAGTGTGATCGCGCATTTGCTGAGTACTCGGCTAATCAAGCGAAACAACGAGCGCTTAAAGATCGCCGAATTCTTACTTAATACACGACCACAAAATTGGGGGCTTGATGCCCCCTTTTTTTATGCCTGAAATTTTTACCGTAGCTTGATCTCACCAAACAATGCATCAGCCCACTCTTGCATCAGTACGCGTCTTTGCTCGAGCAGATCTGAACGTTGATAGGCTTGCTCGACCTCGTTACCTGTGGCGTGCATTAAGGCTTTTTCGGCAAGTATGCGGTCTTTACCGTTCTCGGCGCACCAATCCCTGAAGGTCGATCTAAAACCGTGCATGGTGCCGCGCCCGTTCATCGCCTTTCGAATAACAACGCGAGGGGTATCACGACAAATGCGCCGTCCGTTAATCGCGAAAATAGGCATATCTTCACGAGGCTCGCCGTTTAGTAACATGGTCAATAAGACAATCGCTTGTCGCGACAATGGCACACGGTGAGGATACTTCTTGCCGTCCTTACGGCGTTCTGGCGGACAAGTCCAAACCGCATTATCAAAGTCGATCTCGCCCCACTTAGCGAACAAGAACTCCCCGACACGTGCTGCCGTAAGTATCCCGAACATCACGCATATAGCCGATACCGATAACTTATCTTTCTTCGTCCACTTATCAATAAGGGTTCTTGCTTCGTCAAAAGTTAAGGCCACATGGTGCTTGACGTTCTTAATCTTGCTCGGTGGCGGTAAGAAGAAATCAAGGTTACCGCGCCACGTGCAGGGGTTCGAAGCTGTTCTATGGTTCTTTGCTATGGCGTAATTAAAGACGGATTCTAACCGCCCTCTTACACGGCTAGCCGTTTCGCTCTTAGTAAACCAAATAGGCTTTAGAACATCTATGATGTTGTCTCGCGTAACGTCCTCGACCTTCATCGATCCGATCACTGGAACGACATAAGTATTTAGGGTATTGATCCACTGTTCTTTGTGCTTGGCGTTGCGCCCTTGTTTGGTCTCCAGAATGACGGGTACGGCTTCTTTAATCAGATCGGAGACCGTAAATTTTTGTGCTTCTAACGCGGCCTGTTTTGCTCGTTCGGCTTCTTCGAGTTCTTTAATCCTATCCTTCGGGTCTATCCCCTGCTTAAGGACGGCTCGATAACTAGAGGCTATTTCTTTCGCTAACGCCATAGAGATATCGGGGTAGCAACCGATCCATATCTCCTTAGCCTTTTTATTAAACGTGTAATAGAAGATCCAAGCAGGGTTAAAGTTACCTGCTCGAACTTTTAGACGAAGATTAGGGGCGATCGAGTGTTTGCCAACGGGCAACGTAGGAATAGATTTTTGCGAGGTGATTTTCATTTTGTGCGAACCCTATACCTGAGACCCCAACTGAGACCCCAACTGAGACGGGAAAAAATGGGAATAATCGGGGAAAAGTGGGAAACTGGCACATAAAATGATACCTCACAATGGGCTTAAAGGAGTCGAAAATATGCGGTTTTCGGGGATAAGTGAGAAAAAGTGAGAAAAATGCGAGGGGATTAAATGGCGGAAGGAGAGGGA